CCGTTCGAGGAGAAAGGTGGGTGGACCCCAGAAACATGTTGACTTTACCTCCCCGTCTATGGTATAATACCTACTTTGAAGATTAGAGACCTTATAGGACCTCGGCGACATCTCGATGAGTAAGCAATACGGCAAACGCGATGAAGAGGCACTCGGAACCACCGGGAAGTCTCTCCTGAAGGACTCCAAGAACGATTGGCGAACCCTATCGATCTTTGTAGACACGAATGTCACCCAGATGCCCTCCGAGTGGACGTTGAAGCCCTATCCGTCCAAAGGCCTCCCCAGCGCACACGCTTTGTACCTGGAGTGCGCCGATCCTACCGAATACGAGTTCGCAAACCAACTCCTAGGCAGTTGGGCACACTGGCAACGTATGCTGGAGTGCAAATGGTTCATGCCGTACGTAGACGCGTGGCGGGACGAGCTAGAGATCAAGCTTCGCTCAGAAGCTGTGAGAAACATCGGTACCATCTCAAAAGGCACGAGCCCGGGCGCTTTAAACGCCTCACGCTGGCTCGCCGAGAAGGGATGGACCGAGAAGAAGCGCGGGAGGCCATCGAAGCAAGAGGTGGCGAGCGAGCGCAAGAAACAGGCCCTCGTGTCACAGGAAGTGGCAGATGATCTTGCTCGGATCGGAGGGGCCACACCGAATGTGCACTGATGCCCTACATCAACTACCTGGCCGAGACATGCTCCTTCTACGGCGTATGTGTCGCCTCGATCGTCTTCGTAATCGGCTTCCCCCTCCTGGTCGTGTACCAGCGCCGAGCAACCCTCACTCTGGAGCACTGCGCGCTCCTCTACCACGGCAAGACCGGCTGCCGCAACTACGTCCCTAAGGCCTGTCGCTAGTGGCCCGCAGGAACGCCTTCGACAACATCGTCGACTCGATGGACGTCACAGCCCACGGATGGTGGCTGCACCTCGCGATGCAGGAAGTCAGGCGCCAGTACGGGGACATTGTCAACGTCGAGATCCCCGCTACCTCGGCCCGGTTCCACGGAAGGGTTGTGGCGGACGGTGGAGTCAAGACGGCCCTTCCCTTGGTCGCAGTGGACGAGCCTCTTCCTCATCGGGATGTGCTGCTGCCTCGCCCGGGACAACCCACAGATCGCCGCCGGCGAAGTGGACATCGAGTACCGACCGCCCCTGGGCACGTTCAGCTCCATGGGCTGTGTCAGCTCGGTGCGGACCTCAGCGAACCAGAGTGTGAACTTGAAGTTCCAACCATACATGATCATTCCGCCGGAAGGCGCCGCCCGCCTGGTGGTCACCCCAACTCTCGATGGCTCCGAGTTCGTAGGCTTCGTCGAAGCCCTCGTCGGCCGGATCGTCGGCAAAGTCGAATAGCAAGGAACTACCATGGCCCGCAACATCACCAAGCAGATCAAGAAGACCCAGGACAAGGGCGACGCCGCCGTTGCCAAACGGAGGGCCGAGTTGAAGGCCAAGCGTATCGCCAAGGCGAAGCGCGACAAGAAAGAAGACAGCCGTGACGTCGCCAAGCGACGCGCGAAGAAGGGATCCTAACATGAGCACTCGCTACGACCACGTCGTTGACGCCGCCCTCAACGACAGCAACAAGACCTTCACCGTCCCCGTCGGACAGGTGTGGCTAATCGACAGCGTCTTCGTCGAGCTGATCGCCTCGGTCGAAGCCGGTACCCGCCGGATGCGCCTGACGGTCGAGGACGAGAACGGTGTGGTCTACGTCCGGGTCGACGGGGGTGCTACCTTCATCGCGTCTGCGACCCAGCGCGTCCACTTCTTCGTCGGGGCCCAGCTGGACACGACCGAAGTTGTCGACACGATCCGCGTTCCCATTCCGCCCCTGCGCCTCCTCCCCGGCCACGTCCTCACGGTGCTTGAGGGCACTGCGACCGATGCGGCCATCGACGACATGACCGTGGCCTTCACCCGCAACGTCCAGCCCGCTTAAGTGGCCGACAGGCTCGCAGCCATCAGGGAGGCGGCGGAAGCCGACCTCACGACGTTCATCAAGCTCATCAACCCCCGTCAGGTGATGGGGAGTGTGCATGAGCGGGTGTGCCGGTGGTGGGCTCGGGATGGTGCCAAGAACCATCAGCTCCTGCTGATGCCTCGCGATCACCAGAAGAGCCGCCTGATTGCCTACCGGTGCGCCCACCGCATCACGATCCAGCCCGACGTCCGGATCCTGTACCTCAGCTCCACCTCCGGCCTCGCCGAGAAGCAGCTGAAGTTCATCAAGGACATTCTGACCTCGCCGATCTACCGGCGCTACTGGCCCGAACACGTACACATCGAGGAGGGCAAACGGGAGCGGTGGACGACGACGGAGATCGCGGTCGATCACCCCGCTCGCAAGTACGAGCTGATCCGGGATCCGACGGTATTCATCGGCGGCCTGACCACGAACTTCGTTGGGATGCACTGCGACGTAGCTGTCCTGGACGACTGCGTCGTGAACGAGACGGCCTACACCCGGGACGGCCGGGACAAGCTGAAGACCCAGTACAGCCTGCTGAGCTCGATCGAGGGCGGTGAGGCTGAGGAGTGGATCGTCGGGACGAGGTACGACCCCCGGGATCTCTACAACGACCTCAAGGAGATGAAGGAGCCGATCTTCTCCACAGATGGCACAGGCACCATCCTCCGGGAAGAGTCGGTCTACGAGATCCTGGAGTTCCAGGTCGAGGACCTCGGGGACGGCACAGGCGAGTTCCTGTGGCCCCGCCAGCAGCGGGCCGACGGCAAGTGGTTCGGCTTCGACATGCAGATCCTCGCCAGGAAGAAGGCCAAGTATTTGGACAAGGCGCAGTTTCGGTCGCAGTACTACAACGACCCGAACGACCCCGACAGCGCCCCGATCCGCAGAACGGAGTTTCAGTACTATGACAGGAATCTCCTCAAGAGAAGCAACGGCAAATGGTCATACTGCGGACGTCCTCTTAACATCGCTGCCGCTATCGACTTTGCTTATGCACGTACAAAGAGGGCAGACTATACCGCCATCGTCGTCGGTGCTATGGACGCCGATCGCAATTACTTTGTTCTCGACATTGAGCGGTTCAAGACTGAAGACATCTCCGAGTATTTCCGTTACATAAAGGAGATGCACATGGCCTGGGGCTTCACCAAGCTCCGAGCCGAGATCACCGCCGCGCAGCAGACGATCGTCACGTCGCTCCGGAAGGACTACATCGCCCGCGAGGGCCTCGTGATCTCCGTGGACGAGTTCCGACCGAACCGCGGCATGGGCACCAAGGAAGAGCGCATCGACGCCACCCTGGGCCCCCGCTACGAGAACAAACAGATGTGGCACTACGAGGGGGGCAACTGCCAGATCCTCGAAGACGAGCTGGTGAGCCAGCGGCCGCCGCACGACGACGTCAAGAATGCCTGGGCTGACGTGGTGGACCTGATGGTCCCGCCGACTGCCCGACGGGTCAACCCCCGGGTGGGAAAGCCCGCGATCACGAACAGCCGCTTTGGCGGCGTAGCCTTCTAGGAGCAGCCGAGTGCCCGAGACGATCCACTTTGACGACGTAGCCCCTGAAGAGTCCCTCGCCCGCCAGGTCGGCGGCCTGTTCCAGCGATGGGAGTCCGCCCGCGCCACGTGGTGGGGCCAGAAGCGCGAGCTGCGCAACTACCTCTTCGCGACGGACACCTCGACCACGACCAACGCCCGGCTGCCGTGGAAGAACTCCACCACCCGGCCCAAGCTGACCCAGCTCCGCGACCTCCTGCACGCCAACTACATGCAGGCCCTCATGCCCAACAGCGACTGGCTGTCCTGGGAGGGGAACAACGAGAACGACGACTCGAAGGCCAAGCGGGACGCCATCCTGAACTACATGCGGAACAAGACGGACCACGACCGCTTCCGGTCAGTCGTCAGCATGCTGGTCCTGGACTGGGTGGACACCGGCAACGCCATCGCCACCGCGACATACGTCGACGAGAAGGAGGGCCCCACCGATGCGTCTCCCGAAGGCCGCCCGGGCTATCAAGGACCAGTGGCTGTCAGACTTCCTGTACGCAATACAGTGTTTGACCCTCTGGCGTCACGTTTCGACAAGACCCCCAAGATCATAAGGACTCTGATGACCGTGGGAGATCTCCGCAACGAGATCGAGGAGAACCCCGAGAAGCACTACCTGGAGGGCGCCTTCGACAAGCTGTTGAAGCTGCGGGCCCGCGCGACGGGAGCAGGACCCGAGGTCCAGTTCGTCCGTGGCGACAGCCAGGGCGACCAGGGGGCCAGCGAGGGCCTCACGATGGACGGCTTCGGGTCGTTCCACGAGTACCTGCTCAGCAACTACGTGGAGGTGCTGGACGTCTACGGCACGGTCTACGACAACGCGACGGACACGCTGCTGCGTGATCACGTCATCACGGTGGTCGACAGAGCGTTCGTCCTCCGCAAGGAACCCATCCCGTCGTGGCTAAAGAAAGATGCGATCGTTTATTCGCCCTGGCGCCAGCGCCCCGACAACCTCTACGGGATGGGCCCCCTCGACAACCTCGTGGGCATGCAGTACCGCATCGACCACCTGGAGAACCTCAAGGCCGACGTGTTCGATCTCATCGCGGTCCCGACGATAGTCGTCAAGGGTCAGGTCGAGGACTTCGAGTACGGC